GATGTTGTTGGCAAGCTTTTGGCTTGTGACAGTGTAATTTTGTAGTTTTTCTGCGGCATTTACACCTACATATGCATTACCGGCACTGGCATCGGTAATTTGATTGTTATTAATTCTGGTTAGATTTGTGGCCACAGTATAGTTACTCCATTTAGGTATGTATTTACCAAAACCCAAAAAAAAAGTATTATGCAGCCAGTATTAATAGTAATTTAATATCCACCAGTTAACAGCACTCGTTTCCAGGTATTGGTTGCAGTGCAAACATAGATATAGTTTGTGTCCCAGCATATTTGACCCACAGACCCGGTGGCATTACTTGCTTTGGTTTGTTGTGGAGAACTCAAAATGCCACCAACAGTGATGTTACCAGTGGCAGTGATTGCGCCGCCCACTGACAACAAATTTGTACCATTCCAAGTTAAATTGCCACCACTGTCACTCACAGTGGATCCTGTATTTGCATAATAAGGTATGTGGTATTGCACACCTGAATTAACAGCTCCTGACGAAGGCGCAGGGCTGATATATCTAATTTCAATGATATCAGAAACTTGTGGTGCTTCTGAAAAAGTGATTTGATCGCCAGCAACAGTGTAGTTAATATTGGGATTTTGCCCCAATCCATTGATTGCCACAAGTATACGTTCAGCATCAGTGGCCTGATCCAGTGTAAACGTACTGGTCGATCCATTTGCACTGCTGATGGTTTGGCTTGTAATGCTGTACGTAGCTCCACCAACAGCTTGCCAAGCATTTCCGATATAAACTTCAACTCCGGGTGTGTCAGTGTTATATCTTATGGTTCCTGCAATTGCTGGGTTGGGTTCTTGTGCAGTATTCCCTACTGGCAATAATAAACCTGTGGTGGTATCTATTGTTACTATTCCTGTTCCAGTTGGTTGTATAGTAATAGTAGCATTGGCAACACTGGAACTAATTGTGGTATTGCTAAAAGTAATATTTCCAGTTTGACCGCCTACCCCAAATGGCCCTACATATCTGTAACCCACAATAAACACCGATTTGCCTGTGACACCACCTGAGATAACTGATGGAATTGTGGCTCCGTTAAAGTTTAAAATACCAGCCTGATAGTCAAAAAACCAAGTATCATCAAACCCAGAACCAGCTTGGAACAATCTAGTACCAGTGGTCTGTGGTGTGGTAGATCCAGTGGTATCTACATAAACCAATACTAGATAATTGTCCCCAAACTGTGTGGGTATCCAATTGGTAAGATTGGTTTTCCAAGTTTGATTATCAGGTGCTGTGAAATCTTCAGTGCATTGTACAGTGGGCTCAAAACTACCTACACCGTCTTTGTAGACTTCTACTATTGATGTGGTACTGCTGGGCGGAGAACTAGGAATATCACCACTGTTGGACCAGACCAGGTCGCCACGATATAGTAGAGGACTAGCTATGCTTTCGTTAAAGGCTTCTTTACTGCCTGATCCCGGTGGAGGTATAGAAGTTTTGGCTACACCGTAGCCAACTTTTTTCCAGAGGTAGTCTAGTTTTTGACTTTCGTTAAATGAAGCAGCCATTATGCAGCATCTCCTATTGAAATTGCTGTAATGATTTGTCCACTACTTAATGCTATACGAACTAAAATGTTATTGCCCGTGCTGTTACTTGAATTTTGTGAACCTAATGTCATAGTATAACCTATATTGGCAATGGCCGAGTTAAGTGGTACCACATCGGCACCAGTTAATGCCACACCGTTACTGCCGTTCCCGCCTCCTGCGCCTGTGTTTGCTCCGGGAACTCCAGAACCGTTATACTGTAGTGAGCAGCTCAACCACCCATTGAGACTCGACGATGGACCTATACCGCTGATCGTGGTATCAATTGTGGTACCAGGCGCCGCAATCCACATGCCAGCAATACCTGTGGCAGTTGTGAGTCTGATATCAAAATTGGCCATTGTGGCTCTGCGGAAGGCAAAAGTAAAATACTGTACACCACTGCGACCTGTGGCAAGATCTGGTCCCACAGGCAAGTATCCAGTGCTCAAGTCAGTAACAAAATGTTTGATCACACCATATCGGTCAACTGCATTTTGAGTGCCTGCAATGGTTTGCACTCCGGTCCATACGTTTCCAGTATAGTAATTGGTGCTGCCGCTGAATGCTGGTGTGTTACTTGCGGAATCAAATCCAGTTATGCGTAACCCATTATCGGTATAGACAGATCCCAACGTGACGCTGACTGCAATGTTGCCTTCACTGATACCAGTGTTGGCAGTGGCATTTACTTGTATTTTGGTTGGTAGTTGTACTGTTGTACTGGTACCAATCACATTGAATATATTGGCTCCCAAGGTAGCCACGCTGTTGACAGCACCATTGATTAGAACATTGAGGTTGCCCATGACATAGTTTGATGTGATACCCACATTGGCATTGACATTAGCGCCAGTTAACATGCTAGAAGAACCATTGATCTGCGACAGAGATTTGGTCTGTGCGGATATAATTGCACCAGACCCTTCGTAATTGGTACCGGATGCCACTGAGAATGGATCAGCACTGCAGAAAGTTTGCCCTGTGAGATTTTGTAGTTCTAAGGCGGACACAGTTATACTTGGACTGCCAGTGGCGCTGTAATATGGTATACCCGAAATATAAGTGTAGGTTCCGCTGACATTACCAGCCATGACTGTGTTGGCAGTTACAAGAGTGGGTGCTGAATTTAAATTGTCTTTGACAAATCCCACATAGTTTGTGTTGCCAGCAACGCTGTGAACAAATTTATAATTGTTATAACCTGTGCCTAGACTTGAGAGAGTGTTGCTGATATTGGCCGAAAATACCTTGTAGAATCCCGAAGGCACTGCGGCATTGGCCACATGCAGGTCTCGATCAGCGGATATAACCAATGCTCCTGCTGTTCCCACTGTGTTCCCACTGGTGGTAAATGTCACATTACCAGCTGCAGTATTGTTAACATATGCAGTCAGTGTTCCAGTGGTTGCAGTGTTGGCATTTATTACATTGCCGCTGGTAGCAATAGGAGTTGTAGTTGCAAAGCGTGTTACTGAAGTGCCATTGGCCACAATGTTGCCACCAGTGTTGTCTTGAGCACCTGCAGCCAATAGCGGTGCGTTGGTAAATTGACTTGCATTGGCAATGGTCACATTGCTGTACCCACTGAGATTGGTTGGTGCAGTGGGATTGGTCAAAATTGTGACATACGCAGTTTTGGTCTGTGTGTTGCTTTGTGAAAGTGTTCCTGGTGTACCATTGGCTTGCAGTGAGACTGTTTTGGTTCCTGTGGTGGGTGATCCCACTGCATTTTGATATGAGTGAGTCAAGTTGGCAAAACTTGTTGTGGTATTACTAGTAGTATCTCCCCAGGTCCAATTAAACACATTGCCAGTGAACGCAACATTAGGCGATGTTTGATTTTGGAAGTTAAACAAACTGCGGTCTCGACCGTTGTAATCTGTGTACAAATAACCAACCTGTGCGTTGGACGTAAACCCAGTGGCATCAGTTTGTGTGTTACTGGTTCCTACAAAGTTGGCTCGCACTTCTGGCTCAATGGAAATAGTCACATTGCTGGACTTGAACGGGCTGGTGCTATAACCGGTATACAACCAAAGATTAGCCACATAGTTCACTGTGGTGGCTGCATTTTGTTGTCCTGCAGTAAGAGCAAAGATATGTGAGGTGTTGCCTGCGCCAGGATTGCCTGCTAGTCCAGTTTGAATATTAATATTACTATTGGCTGTCCCGTCACCCCATTGGAAGTTGTACAATTGTTGAGCACCAAAACTTGCGGTGTTGCCAGGAGTTCCTGGAGTGTCGTTTCTAAATTGAACATTGCCGCCTGAGGTAGACAGGTAGTTAATGGTTGTTGTTGTGTTGGCAGTAAAGCTAGGACTTTGTTGTGTGTATATCTTAACATTTGTAGCACTTGATGTCACACTGTATGGCGGGGCATTGCCTGCTGTTTGATTTGTTCCAGTTAATGTAATGCTACGAAGAGCATCTGTATTGGCAGAATTAATGTAGGTATGACTGTTTGTGGTAAACGAGTTTCCTGGATTGACTGCACTATTACCATCACCGTAATTGATTGTGTATGAAGTTGCATACAGACTGGTGTTAGTCAATGTTACACTGCTGCCTGTATCTAATGTTGTAGGACTTGTGGTAAATGACGGAATTGGTAATGGAGTAAACAGAGTGATAAAATTGGTGTTGGTTGATGTAGCAGTTGATCCTTTGGCACCAAGTGCGGCATTGCCACTGTAGGTTCCGTTGGTGTTGTAGGCAGCATAAACCACTGTGAATTGTCCACCAAGCACATTGCTATAGGTGTGTGTTGGGTTGGCCAATGTGCTGGTTGTACCGTCACCAAAATTCCAGAGATAATTAGTAGGATTGCCAATATAGTGTCCAGTGAATGCCACACTCAATGGACTTGGTCCCGAAGTTACATTGGCAGTAATATAGACATTGCCTACAAAAGTATTTCCAGCAATATTTAAACTTACTTGGTTGAGATCATCTATACTGTCTGTGACAAAAGTGTTGGCAGTCCATCCAGGATATGCTACGTTAGTAGTAAGACTACTATCACTAGGAATTCCTAATGGAATAAGATTGCCTGTTACATTGCCACTGACACTGCTTACCACATGATCTACATAATATTTTGTAGCAACATCTTGCGCTTGAATTGGATCAATCACATTGTTTATGAAGTTGGTTCCTCCGTTTATATTGCCTGTGGAAGGAATAACAATGTTGCCGATGTTGATATTGCCATTAATAGTCAGGGCAGATGTGGTATTACTGGTGTTGATACCTACAAAATTATTGCCAACATCAATGTATAAAATGCTGCCAGAAGTAGAGGTATTGGAGAATGATAAGTTGTTGCCATCCCTATAGAGATTGGCTTGAAGCATTTGACCCGCAATACGACTAATTGACATAGATTATCCTGGTGATAAGGTATTTAGCAGGTTTATAAATTGGTATGAATCACATTGATCACTGACTGATCCGGCGGTGCTGAAGTAAATGTTATGTCGTACCCACCGTTGACAGTATACGCATTTGGTGTTCCGTTGCCTCCGGGAGTTTGATATATTGATCCCACAAACACAATGATCTGTGCTGCTGCAGATACCTGTACACTCATTGTGTATACTGTGGTAGACCCATCTCCAGTGAAACTGTCCACAGTGTAGATTGTTCCTGTGTTGTTGACCAAATATACCCACTGTGATCCATCAAAATATTCCACTGCGGGCACAGTGGTATTATAGCGTATGGTGCCAAAAAAAGGATTATCTGGACGATTATTTGAAGTGCCTGTAGGTAATACCACTCCGGAACTGCCAGACTGTAACTGTCGATTTTTGACAAAATAACCCATTAGATTGATGTAAACGAAGTTATTGTAGTGACATGATTGGCAGTGGCATTGACTTGAATCATGTCTCCAGGACCAAGCAATAGTTTTTCTGCTGCATTGTAGATTTGATAAGTGTCTCCACTGTTGAGTGGCAGTGCATACAACATCTGATTAGAAGTGGTTGCAGAATTACCATTGGGAACAACAAACAAATTAGCAGTGACATTGGCTGCACCCCAGTTACAAAGTGTCAATGAAGTTATGGCAGTGTTGCCACTGCTGGTGTAAGCATTTCCTGTGGCAGTGGTTACACTACTTGTTGCGATAGTCATGAGTTTTCCTTAAAATATAATTCCGTAAACAATAGCTTTGCTTTTGCTGACCAATTCGTCGGCCGCGGCGGCTGAATTAAAATACAACCCAGTTCCGCCGCCACCCGCAGTGTTGCTATAAAGCACTACAGCATTGGCCAAAATTGGTGGTTGTGGTCGATATCCAATGTACTGGGCTGCATTTGCATAGACGTAACTGTTGGCTGAATCAAACAACAAGTTATCGCTGCCACCAAAAATGCTGTTGGCATTAAACTGTATTGCACCCACATTACCACCCGGTACTGCACTGGTTGTAGAAATATTAGCATAACTTGCTACAGGTGATCCATCAGTTAACACGCTATTGCTAATCTGCCAAGCATTGGCAGCGGTGTCAAATCTTAATCCAGCAAATGTAGAGGGACCTTTTTGTGCCAACAATCCCATGTCTGTGATATTGCCACTGTTGTTTGCAGCTACAGTCAAAAAAGCAAAAGTACTGGTAGCAGGCACAGAGTAAGTAACATTGCCATTGAACACAGTGTTGGCATTGACCGTGAAAGTGCCTACCCCATTGTTCACAGTTATGGTATAATCACTGCTGGTATTTTTGTAAGCAATAGACATTGTTTATAGATCCTTTTGATTATTTATGCGGTCTACAAAAGTGTCTAACGCATAGTGTTGCAGATTTCTCAATGCTTCAAGTTCAGTTATTCTGGCAGTGGTTGGGCCTGTGATTCTATAAAATTCCGTCAATGGATAGTCTGTGACAATTCGGCATATCTGCTTGATCCAATTGCCAGCAAATGTAGGTGTTGACCCTGTTGTTTTATAAAATTCTGTGTTGGCATAGATATTGTTAAAGTGGTTGTCTGCGGCAGGACCCATGTCAAAACCCAACAAATACACTGTTCGAGCACCGTCTTCACAGGCCACTGCCACTGCAATTGGGCCAGAACTGTAGCCGTAATACTGTTGGGGCACAGGATAGCCTCCTTGCCCGGCCATGGGTTTGCGTGTGTAAAATTTGTTGGTCAACGCATAACCGGTTTTTTGTATCTGTTCAGCAATGGGCTTATCTGTGGCAATCAGTGCATACGGAGCGAATTCTCTGTACAAGGCATTGCACCCGTAGATCAAGCCACGTTGTTTCAAATACGGTAAACTGATGTTTTGTCGGCTAACTCCATTGCCCAATACAAATGCCACGGTCATAAAAAATCCCCACAGTATATAGTGGGGATTGTGCAACTTAATTTAAAATTAAGAAGTGTAGTTCTCAACCAATGCAGTGGTAAGAGTACCGTCGCTGTTTTGATCAGATCCGTTGCTGGCAGCCCAAGTTGGAAGGTCAGCACCAGATTTGACAAATTGTTCGCCGTCTTCAAAGAAGTTGGCTGCATACGTAATGTCGTTAACGACTTGGTCAGGATTCCATACATTGCCTGTGTTGGCATTGCCGCCAACTTCGCCACCGTTGAAGTCTTTGGCATACTTGTTGGATAATTTACTGATAAATGTTGCGGCAGAATCGCCAATGCTCATGGTGATACTCATGTTGCCAACAGTCAAACTACCAATGGCTTGTTTTTTCAACACACACTGACCAACCAAATACACAGTACCATTGCCGCCTCCAACTGAAGTAGCGGTAAAGATATCGCCAACTTGAGCAGTGACAGGTGCACCTGCTGATTGCCAGTCTGTGGTAGTTCCGTAAGTGCGAATCTGATAGGCTGCGCCAACCACAAACGATCCAGCAGTGATTGAGGTAAGATCAGCAACCAAGAATTTATGTGAACCTTTTTGACGGATAATAACACCGTTGTGAGCACCAAAACCAGCGCCGCTGGGCAGAGCAATATTGACCTGTACTTCGACCACTGGATATGTGGCACTGACTGCGCCGCCGCGTTGGCCGCCAACCACACCCATCCATAAAGATGTTGTGGTAGGAGTTGGCAATACCACTGTGTTCAAATCCAGCGAACTAGGTGCTGTAAAGGGTGGATAAGCTTGATCGACTGCTACTGCTGCGCCTGCGTTGCCGGATCCGGTTG